TTCTAATACACCTACATCTCTTTCAAGATTAGTAAGTCTTAATTCGTTTTGATTAATAGTGTCAGTAAGATTTACAATGTAACGAACGCCAGTAAATGTCCCGACTAGCACTGAAGCTACCACAGGTACCATTACTATATTTTTCTTTAACAAATCTACTAAATTCATTTAACGTCCTCATTTTTTTTCCTCAATCTCATAAAAGAAATTGTCGGTATCTTGTGTTTTCCACGCACCTGTATCTTCTACGTTCCATTCATTTGTTTGCACCTTCCAATCAGGAATATTATCTTTCACTGTGAAAGAAGGTAGGTCCCAAATACATCTGTTGTTTGGTTGAGCTGCAAAATTACCATCATCTAAGGCAATTATGTGTGCACACTTATGTTCGTGTGGTATCTCTGAGTGATCAGTATCTAGTATATTAACATCTGGATGTGCCCAGTCAACTGTAAATAAGTAGCTACCATGATGCCACTGTTTATCTTTACCAATATATTTTCCTGAAGCTGCGCTTAAAATAGACCAATGAGTAATAGTAGGATAATAAGAAAAACAATTCCAAAGCTCCAATTCATCAAGTCGTCTTGTGGGCACTCTGGATGGTTCAAATCCCTTTTGAATAAACGCGCTAATTGGCAGGCGATAAAATATTGCACCGTTTTCCATAATAGCGTGAAATAATATAGCACGGCCGCCCATGCTTGTGATGCCAAAGATAATACAGTCTTCAACTTCACCTTTATGTTTTTTGAGATCATATAAATACTCCTTTCGTATTTGAGCATATGTTGCGGGTATGTTGGCATTTAAATAAGCCATTATTTTATTTCACCCCAATTTTTACCATGCTCATAATCTACTTTGTTTGGAACCTTAAGTTCCACAGCAGATTCCATTATCTCAATAATTTTTTCTGCTTTTTCATCAGATTCAACAGAGATATCTACCTCGTCATGAATTTGTATGTGAGGTATTATACCATTTTCATATAAAGCTACCATACTTTTTTTAGTCATATCAGCTGCTGATCCTTGTATTAATTTATTCAATGCCTTGTATGTAAACGCACGTTTTAATGGTTCATCATATTCTTTTCTAGCCATCTCTAATGGTAATGGTTTAAATATACCAAATTGTGTTGGCTGCCAAAGATCGAAGTGACACGCACGTCCACCTAAAGTTCTAATCTTACCTCTGTCTTCTGCTTTACGAGTTACATTATCCATAAGTTTTTTAACAAATGGAGCCTTTGCATGATATTGTTTTATTAATTTTTCTGCAGATTCTTTCATCAAACCTAACTCTGCCATTAATTTATTTTTACCCATTCCATACATAAGTCCAAGGTTAATAGTTTTTGCTTGCTTACGTTCTATGCCTGCCATGTCGGCCACGACCTGGTGGAAATCAGCGTCTCCGGCGTTGTATGCGCCAACAATTTCATCTACACCTTCTAAATTTTGTAGTTTTGCATAATGCACTAAAATTCTAGGCTCTTGTTGTGAGTAGTCAAACGATCCCCATTTAGTATTTTCTTCTGGAATAAAAATAGATCTAATCATCGGTCCGAGTTCCGGATGCCTCGCTGGAATCTGCTGTAAGTTTGGATTGCTCATAGAGAATCTACCAGTCACGGTCCCACCTTGATCTGATCTTATTTGATTTATGTCTGCATGGATTCTACCATTAGCAGAATGTTTTGTAATTGAATCTATAAAAGTTGTATGCGCTTTGTTAATCTCTCTGGCATCAGCAATTGATCTAGCTAACTCATGCGGATGGTTTTGTAAAAAGTTTTTAGTAAAGCTAGGCTCATTACTTTTCTCTGTCCTGTCGTATGGTAATTTTAATTTGTCAAACGCTTTTGCGATACTTCGGGCTGCGTGTATTTCTACATCAACTCCTGTTAATTCTTTGATTTTATTAACAATTTTAGCCTCGCGTTCCATTAAATTTTTCTTTAATTTGTCTGCATGTTCAAGATCAACTCTTACACCTTTAAATCTCATGTCTACTAGACAAGGAAATAATTTTGTCTCTAAGTTAAATACATCCATAAGTTCTTGGTTATGTAGTTCAACAATTAATCTTTGCCATAACTTTAATGTAGCTTCAGCATCACGTTCAGCATACTCACCTACATACATAGCAGGAAGTTTATACATTTCTGATTTAGGATTTACCGAATAACTTTTAGCTGCTTCATTTAATAATGTTTCATTCTTACCAATACCTACATAAAATTTAGCCAACGTATTTAATGCATAAGATAATCTATTCTCATCTATTAAAGACGCTGCAATCATTGTGTCTACAATCTTACCTCTAATTTTTATACCAGCCTGTCTTAACCAACAGACGTCATACATTGCATTGTGAAATATAAAGGTAGTTTTTTCTTGATTTACTAGATCTTGGACCCACTCTAAAACGAGCTTTTTATCCATATTTCCACCACCCTCATGACCTATCGGATAATAGCCTGACCAGCCCTCTACGGCCACCGCAACGCCTGCAATGTGCCCTCTTCCTATGACATTACCTGACCCTAACGTAGTAAGTTCAGGATCATAGGTTTCTAAGTCAATAGCTACTTCTTTAGCTCCTGATAAATCTTTTAGTTCGTGAGGTGCAACCCATTCTGTTTCGGGTGCAAATAGCGGGATCTGTGTTCTTCTCATTCGTAGTCTCTTTCCTTCACCATTTCAAGATAGTGTATTGCTTTATCTATATCTTGTATGCCCCCCTTCAAAGAGTGCCTACATATATACTTTATAGCGTTGCCCTCTGCGAAAAGCAACTTGTTTTCGTTTATAAATTCTGCAGGCTGAATCTTCATATTTTTATAGTGTTTTCCTCCTACTTGTTTTTCTAATGAGTCGTATGCTGCTTTCTTAAATATTTCTTTGTTGGTCATTTTTTTCCTCCTTCAATAACTTCTAATCCAAGAGGAGGTCTCCAACCATCTAATACGTCCTGGACATAAGCTTTATAAGATAAAAATTCTCCTTCTGTCATATGACCCTTTGAATTAGTAATTATATCCATCGTCAATAAACAAGGAACTTGAGTTTTATCTACTGCATAAAGAGGAAAATTATCCTCTATTATTTTATGATGTTTATCATAATCATCTAAAAAAGAGTGACGACATTCCATAAATGCATTTTGTATTATTTGTCTTTCCTCTCTAGTATTTTCTTTATGTTGTTTTGGTATTTTCATAATATATAAGCTCGATCAAAATCTTTTGGATCCAAAACGTGCAATTCACGCTTCGCTCTCGTCGCACCAGTATAAAATAATCTATGTAATTCATCTGGGTCGTGACTAAACGTTTCTAGTGCAGCACCTGTTATGTCTTGCATCAATAAAACTTTGTCAGCTTCTCCTCCTTTCGCTCCGTGTATTGTTGACATTATTATACGAGGGTTTCTATTTAATGTTTCACCATTCGCCCTCATATTACGAATGTAGTTCTCGGTCATAGGATCTAGACCTTCGAATGCTTCATACCAAACTGTACTTACTATTAGACCGTGTTGTTGTTGACAGTCTTCTAATTTATATTTTTCATCAGAGTGTAATGTTTTACCTTTTCTAAATCCTTCTAATACATTTGATCCAAGGTATTCATATATATTTTTTATCTCTAGGTGATTAAGTAATCCACCTTTACGCCAAGCTTCCCAATTGTTTAACGCTAATAATAATTTTAATGGTATAGAGTTACGACCTTTGTATTGATAATACCATCCTTGAATCTCACACAAATCTTTAGCATCTTCTAAAAAATAATTTGCAGCAGATAATACTAACCAATTACCCTCACTCATATCTACCTGTGTGATGTCAGAATATCTACGTAAGATTCCTTCTTCTTCTCTAGGTTTATAATTTTTATCAAATCTATTTTGTACTTTGTTAATTATGTTTTGAGACAGTTCGTGTATAGGTCCACCAGGAATACGATATGATTGATCTAGTGTTTGTATATCATCTACTTCTTCTTTAAGTGCTATGAAATGATCTACGTCTGCACCGGCCCATTTAAATATAGCCTGGTCATCATCGCCTGCAATGTAAGTCTTACCTGCTCTTGCCCAAATCTTTCTCACCATCTCCCACTGTAACAAAGATAAGTCTTGCGCTTCATCTATAAATAAAACTTCAAATTTATTTGTAGATTCTTTTGCAATAAAATCTTCTAGTAAATCATTAAAATCTTTCAAACCTTTTTCTTTTTTAAATCTTTTTAGTTCTTCTGCCAACAAAAATAAAGTGTTGCGTTCTATATCTAATATGTTTTGTCTAGAATCATAATACTCTAACAAGTCCATTCTTTTCACAGCTGCAGTATTTATAATTGTAAGGTATTCGTTATCACAATTAAATGTACCATCACTGTCAGAAAATCTTGCAGTCTTAATTGGTATGCCACATTTCTCACCAAACTCTTTGTAGTCATCTGCTCCTAACATTTTTTCTTTAGTCATACCTAATTGATTAAATGCGTAAGAGTGTAAAGTTCTAAAGAATGCTAGATCATTATCTACATCTAAACCAAATTTCTCTGCGGCCCTGTTAGCAGCTTCTGTTGCTGCTTTCTTTGTAAAAGAAAAGTAACCTATTTGTTTAGGTCTAACCCCTTGTTGTATGAACTGATCTACCAGGTTCAACAGAGTTGTTGTCTTCCCTGTTCCTGGTGGTCCTAATATTATTGTTTTCATACTTTTATTATTATACTCCTACTTTTTCCTGGCAATTTTTCTATCCATCCTCTTTCTTGTAACTGATTAATTTTTACAAAAATTAAACACTTACTAGATACTCCTGTACCTGTTTTCATTTCCTCGTAAGAAGGTGCCATATTATTTTCATCAATATATTTTTTAATAAAATTAAAAAGTTCTAATTGTTTTTTAGTTAAGTTAAACTTTTTCATTATATTAATTCAAACATAAATATTGTTATGATTAATAAACCAAAAATTTCAGTATATGTATTCATTAAAAATGTTCCTCCTGGTATATTGTTTTAGAAACTGACGCCTCTGTCTGTTTCATTGTTTTAATCTTGATTAGTCTTGGTTGTTGTTTTTTGATTCTTACTCTCTCTTCTCCTACAAACTCATCAAGTCTTTTAATTAAATTACCTGTTTGGTTTTTATCTTTTTCCCAATGATTACGTTTGCAAAAATTATAAAAGTCTTCCATTCTAAAATAAGTAAATTCTTTTTTCTCATCTGTGTACGGTAACTTATTAAATACATCATCTATAGTTCTTGCTGATTGTCTGTTCGTAGTCCAATCTTGCAATAGTCCTGTAAGTTCATTGACAGGATTCAAAGACTCTAAAGGTTCTACTTCCTGTAGTCCCTGCATCATAGGTTTTAAAAAATGTTGTTTCCAATCTTTAGGTTTTGGTATGGGTACAATTAAGTTTGCTTGATCTAAACACGCTAACGCAAATAAGTTTGGACTGTAAAGTTGTTCTGATTTTAATTCTATTCTTTTTTTATCTACATCTAAAAACCATTGTGGTGGTGTTGATGAATATTTTGTAAGACTACCTAATACTGGCATCTCTTCTTCTCCAAAACCTACACCAAATCTTTTTGTTCTACATAAACCAGATTGACATACTGCATTGATAGGTGCATCTTTACATCTATACTTGTCATAACCTTTTCTGTTTACTGATTTAATTAATTGTTGAACCTCACTATTACTTAATGGTGGTTCCATAAATTTCATATTTGCTTTTACAATTTCATCTTCCCAAGTATCTGGATGTGCTTGCTTATAATATACTGCTACATTAAATAGTGCATTATTCCTGGACCCCTCACCAAAACCTGTTGTTGCTAACTTGTTTAAACAAGGAGGTCCTCCAGGAAATGCTTCTTCTATTTTTTTCTTTTCCGTTTTAATTTGTTCCACCTCTTCGCTTCGTAAAGAAAACTTATCATAGAGCTGATAAAATTCTTCAAGTGTACAACCGGCGCCATTATCGTTGATAGCATAACGTAGTCCTTTCATTTCATTGTAGTAGGGTAGATTTAAAAAGTTACCTGTGTCCCCACGTTCAACAAGTATCTCTGTTTGTTTTGGAAATATTTCTGAACCTTCATAACCAAGTATGATGGCCATCTCTCTTAATTTTGATTGCATC